ATGTGCGGACGAATCACACAATACAGCCAGGCGGTGGAATATCTGTTCGCCCTGGACCCTCAGCTGTCACTAGCAGGAGGCTTCGACCCTACCCCTATCGGCCGCTACAACGTGCCGCCGCAATCAAGGGTTCAGCTGCTGCATCAGGACGATGACGGGCTTCGGATGGAGCCGGTCAGATGGGGATACGCGCCCTTTTGGGCGCAAGGCAAGCGACCGCCAGCGATCAACGCCAGGGTAGAGACCGCAGCCACGTCCAAGTTCTTCCGCGATATCTGGAAGACAGGCCGGGCAATCGTGCCGGCCGATGGCTGGTACGAATGGAAGAAGGACGAGGCGAATCCGAAGATCAAGCAGCCCTATCTGATCAAGCTGCGAACGAACGCGCCGATGTTCTTCGCTGCCCTGGGCCAGTTTCAGCGAGGCGGCATCTGGGAGCCCCGCGACGGCGACGGCTTCGTGATCATCACATCACCCAGCGGCGCCGGCATGCTGGACATCCACGACCGACGTCCGCTGGTGTTGTCGCCTGAATGCGCCCTGCACTGGCTGGACCCTGAGCTATCTCCCGACGAGGCCGAAGAGATCGCCCTGGAACACAGCCTTGGCGTCGAAGAGTTCGATTGGTACCCGGTCCCCGCGGCCGTCGGCAACGTCCGCAATGAGGGCGCACACCTGATCGAGCGCATCAGTAATCCGGTCCTGTAGCCGCTGATCATGAAGCGCTGGATCGGCGTCTTCACCGCCTGATACTGTACGTATATACAGCATCAGAGCAGACTATGGGCCGCGATATTTCCTTCACTCACCGTACCAGCATGACCGTCGATCGCTGGCATCGCATGCTGGACGACGCGGCAGAACGCCGCGACCTTCCCCGACTCTATCGGGAAAACCTTATCGAGGCCGCGGACGACATGCTTCGAGCGAGCATCATCGATCCCCTGGAACATTTCGATCTGCTCGAGCTTGCGGAGTCTGCGTATTCGCATGAGATCGAAGAGCAGATAGTCCGTCACCGCTACTTCCTACGCTCTGGCTCTTACGTGCTAGTACGCGACGGCCCGGCGCTAGGGTACCTGTCGGGCACCGCCTTTAACTGGGCACCGCCCGGGGAGCGCTTGAACGCCTCCCACATAGACGCGAGGGTGACGCACACGGACATTGGCCTGGAACTGCTCAATCGAAGCGAGGAATCGATCGGACGCATAGATGGGAAGCGTTGCATCACGCCGACCGGCGAGTATGAGCTGGTCGAGGTGTCGCGGATGATTCGAGGCATAGAATTGCGCGCCATCGACGACCCGGACCTGTACCGGGCCGCCCTCGATGCAATCCAGCTGGCCAAGGAAGAAGGCGACACGGAGCGGCATGCAGCAATCTCAACGCGAGCCAGCGTGTCCATCTTCATGCCCTGCCCCGCCTGCGATGACTCGTTCAGCAAGCGAGAGGACTGCGGGGAATGCGAAGGCCAAGGGTTCGTGCGCGAGACACCGGACCGGTTCAGGTGGAGGAGTTAGCGGCACGCCTCATTCGCCGCCAGCAGTTCTCGCTCATATCCGATCCTCTGGCGCCGCTCCGCCAGCAGCGCCCTGACCTTCAGCTCCAAGCTGTCGCTCTTCCGCAGCCCTTCCGCAGCCCACGGCGGCACTGCCACCTCATCAGTCCGGCACGGAACCGCCACCGGCACCTCTACGCGCACAATGCGCGGCTCAGGCTCAACGGCCTGGCCAGCGCATCCCGCCAGCGCAACGACCACTCCCACCAGCGCCATCCGCTTCATAGCCCCATCTCCGTATCGATGATCGACTCCGCAGCAGTGCATGCATCGCCACCGGTCCTTTCCTGCTGCAGCCGGTTCGCTGCCTGGTAATCCTGCTGTGCTTCCTCGCGGGCGCTGGCCTGGGCTTGCTTCGCCCTCTCCTGCCGCTGATCGGCCAGGGCGCGCAGATCGGCGAGCGCGGCGTTCTGCTCGCTCACCTGCACCAGTAGATTGCCCCGCGTCTCCCGGCAGGCCGAGAGCTTGCCGAAGGTATCTGTCGACGCCGCGCGCTCGGTCTTCAGATCGCTCTGCAACCCAACAACCCGTAGCTGCTGCGTGCCGGCGACCACCAGCACAGCGACGAGCCACCACGCCCAGGGCGGCAGCAGGCGGAGCCAGGCGGTCATTGCGCATCCTCAAACATCGCCCTCTCGGCGGCGCGGCGCTTGACCAGCCCCGGCAGGATTTTTCCGCCGCCATGCACCCACCGGTCGAACTGAACGGCGGCGCCCGCATAGTCCCCGGCGTTGAGCTTGCGTAGCAGCGTCGAATCACGCAGCGCACCATCGCCGATGTTGTAGGTCAGCGATACCAATGCATCCAACTGATGCTGGCAGAGTCGCGCCGTCACTAGCCGGCCAATGGCATCCTCGAATCGCTCCAGATCGGCGCGCAGCATCTCTTCGGCGCGTGCGGATGTGATGGTCATACCGGGCCGGACGCCGCGAGTGCTGCCGTAGCCGATCGTCCAGGGATCGCCACCGGTTGCAGGGTCAGGGTATGCGGTAAGTCGCAGCCCCTCGAATCGCTTGATGAGGTCAATGCCTCGTTGTGAGGTTTGCATAGTCACTCCTTTATATGGCGCGCAGGCAGCAGCGCGAGAGCGGGCGCAATGGCTCGCTCCCGTATTTCAGAGAGGGTCATGGGTTTCTCCAGGCGTAAAAAAGCCCGCTCAATGGCGGGCTATTGGGCTGCCATAGGCCAACCGTTCAAATGACGGCGGCAATGGCGTAGGATCGCGACCTCAGAAATTGAACCGCGCCACAGGAGCATCGGCAGGAATGGCCAGCAACCCGACTATAGGCGACAAGCCAAAGCGTTATCATCCTAATTACCGGCCGGACATTGACGGCTTGAGAGCTTTGGCTGTGGTTGCTGTTGTTATCTACCATGCCTTCCCCGAATACTTGCGGGGCGGTTTCATAGGTGTCGATATCTTTTTTGTGATCTCCGGATATTTGATCTCGGGCATCATCTTTGGATCTGTAACGAAGGAGTCTTTCAACCTAGTTGATTTTTACGAAAGGCGAATCAACCGAATATTCCCAGCCCTGCTGATTGTTCTGAGCAGCTGCTTGGTCTTCGGGTGGTACACACTGTTCGCCGTGGAGTACGAACAGCTTGGGAAGCACATTGGAGGCGGATCCGCATTTATCTCCAACATCCTGCTATGGGATGAGAGCGGCTATTTTGACACGGCCGCTGAAGTGAAGCCATTGCTGCACTTATGGTCATTAGGAATTGAAGAGCAGTTTTACATTTTCTGGCCGATCATCATATGGGTCGCACATAAGTTAAGAGTCAACCTCCTCATAGCAGCGCTTGCGTTGGCGGCGATCTCTTTCGGGCTAAACATTAAAAACATCGCTAGTGATGCTAGCTTTGTTTTTTACATGCCACACACGCGCGCGTGGGAACTCTTATGTGGATCAGTCCTAGCTTATTACGCTTATTTCTATAGCTCCAATTCAGCGAGCAGACCGATAATTCGCAATCTCATGTCGGCTATGGGTGTCATTTCGATAGTCATAGGTTTATACCTTATCACCAGCGAGGATGCGTTTCCCGGTTACTGGGCTCTCATCCCGGTAGTGGGCGCCACCCTGCTTATAGCTGGTGGCCCTGACGCCTGGCTTAACAAATATCTTTTCTCGTTTAAGCCTTTCGTGTGGATAGGGTTGATCAGCTTTCCGTTGTACCTTTGGCATTGGCCGCTTCTCACATTCGCGAGAATCATCGAAGGTGACATCCCCTCTGTTCATGTGCGATTGGCAGCAGTTTTCTGTAGTGCTCTGTTAGCTTGGGCAACCTATGCTCTCATTGAAAGGCCGCTACGTAGGGTCGTAACCAAGTTAAAGCCTGCCATTCTTATCGCGATGATGGTTTCTCTAGGCTCTACAGGTTACGCCACATATCTCATGGGAGGGCTTCCTGACCGCGCCTCCGTTAAGAGCTCAGAAACATTCAACAGCCAGTTTGTTGGACCGCTTTGGAAATACGCTCAGAATGATCTGTGCAGGACGAAATATCCTTTTGCTGACGCCAATGAATACGGTTGGTTTTTTTGCATAACCAATAAGGACGCGCCACCGACGATTCTACTTCTTGGGACTAGCTTTGCGAATCATCTCTACCCGGGCCTGGCCAGTTCAGAAAGAACCAGCGGCCACAGTATTCTATCGATTGGTGCATGCTCGCCAGAGATGATTGATGTTACTGATCCTAACGCACCAACTGATACAAGCCCATGCTCGGGAAATCGACCTTACAAGCAAAAAATGCTCATCAATGGGATAATCGAGAAATCTCGGTCCATTGAATACACTATTATCGACGGGCTTATTAGCAACCCCGATTCAGCCTATATTGACCGGCTCACAGAGCGAATTTCTTACCTTGAAGATAATGGGATAAAAGTAATAGTTTTTACTCCACATATAACTGTAGATAGGGATCTGAAAGGATGCTTTTCAAGACCTTTAAAAGCGAAGCCCGATGACTGCAAGCTGGGCGTTGAGGAAAGAAAGAAAATAGATGATGGTTTCTCCACTCTAATACAGAAAATTAGGTCTTCCAACCCAGGCGTAAAATTTTACGATCAGAACGAAGTTTTCTGCAGCAAAGTTAGCTGCTCTCTAACAATTGATGGGATGCCAATATTTCGTGACAACTACAGCCATTACTCTGAGTACGCAAGCAAGCAAGTATCTAAGCACTTTATAAAGTGGGCAGAAGAGAACGAGCCCGAGATGCTTAAAGACTGAAAATAAATCCCGCATTAGGGTGCGGGATTTATTCCAATAAGCAACTTCAACTAGCAGCTACTGATCCATAGGTTCGCCATGTGCCTGGACTACCCGCAGCCACGCAGACCCAACCGGTATTACCACCAGGTGCTGGATACAAATGTTCAACCCGTGCACCTTGCCTGAAATAACCCGATGTAGGCGCACCACTGCCGAAATAAACCTCGGGCAGCGTCCCGCGCTGTAACACCTCGTACATATTTCCAATTCCACCAGTGAAGTGGTTGCCGCCGAAATAGGCCAGGGGTGCTACCGGCAGCTTGAATCGGAAGTCAGCCTGCGTCGAACCGGTGACGCTGTTGTCGCGCACAGTCATTGTCGACTGATCTCCATCAGCGATGAATATGCCGTACTGGTGAGCACTCGTACCGGGCAAGATCTGGTTGTCTGAAATATCCTTGTCGTAACCCGAGGAAATATATATCCCGGAATGGCTTGGGCCAGTAGCACCGCGGCCGACGTTGTACAGCTTGTTGCCGGCGATCTTCAGCCGTGCACCGCCGCCATCAAAAATACCCGCCGCCTCAGAGTTTGCGATCTGGTTCATGCCCACCACACCATCGAATGTGTCGATAAGTAAAATCGAGTCATAGGCGGTGTCGTTGATGCTGTTACCGGTAATGCTGAATCCCTGGGTGTTGCGCACCGCAATCCCGCTTTGCCCGGATGTAACGATGGTGTTCCCGGAAATGGTCACCCCTTTGATCCGGCGAACTGGAGTGTCGGCCGTCACGTTTATGACGAGGATCGCATCGGAGCCAGTGTTCTTGATCACGTTCCCGGTAATGGATACGTTCTCGCAATCTGCGCCGAAGCTGTCATAGAGCTGAACCTTGAGGCCAGTACCGGCAGGGCCTGTACCATCGATCGCGTTGTCGCAGATGGTCAGGTTCTTGATTCCAGTGTCGCAGTAAAAACCGTGCTCGGTGATCAGGTCGCGAACAATGTTCCCACTGATGACTATGTTTTCCGAGCCTTGCCCAATGATCCCGCCAGAAGCAGTGGCACTTATCTTGTTAGAGTGCACGGCAATGTTCTGGCCGATGATCGTGAAACCGGTTGTGTTCCGATAATTGGGGTCAGAGAGCACTCCCGAACCCGGACCCTCAACAATGTTGAAAGCGAAGGTGATATCTGCCCCTGGCTGACCAACCATCAGCGGCGAATAACAAAAATCCTTGAAAACACAGCCGTAAATACTCAATCGGGTGGCGCTATCTGCAGCAAATGCAATCGCCTGCGATGTCGGGGTATTTACGTAACTTGTTTCCTTGACACCGACGAGGTTGAGACCACTGGCGCTAACGAGGTCTTTACCGATGCAGTCGAAAATCGGTGTTTGTGTTGCTGTCTGGATAATTGTCGCTCGTTTTCCGTGTAGCGTATGACCACTGCGCAACATCAGCTTTCCACTAACCATATAGCTGCGCGATGCGTCACCGAAATCAACGTTCAACCCTGCGTCAAGCATGGCTTGGAGTGCCGCAGTATCATCGGCAACACCGTCACCAACAGCGCCGTACGCTTCAGGGCGAACAGTAGACTCGCCTTTGAGGATCTGTTCCAGGGTCCGCGCCCCCAAACGAACATTCTGCGCGCCGCTAGGGGACGCCAGCTCCTGCCGCAGCACGTCATCACCGAGCAGTACCAGATTGGCGATATCGGTCGTCCATGTACCTGTCAGAGTGAGCGGCAGCGTGGCAGAAGAATTCGGGCGATAGAGACCAGCAGTCGTGCCAGTAGTGGCAGCATCCACAGCCACATACTCGTTGCGCTCTTCCAAAATCACGCCAGCCGCATACTCGCCCTTGCTCACATAGCCGGACGACACGAGAAACGCCTGGAATCGGCTTTCCTTGTCTGCCTGACTCAGCGTGAAGGCGGTTTCGCGCCCTTCCTGCGACGTATCGAAATCGTTCTCCATCCCCGCCCACGACTGGCGCAGCTTGCCCTTGCGGTCGGCGTAGAACGGATCGGCGCCATTGACCAGTTTGTCCAGGTTCTCGGCGTTATCGTACAGGTCGCGCGGATCGGTCGACGGGACATTGTTTCCGGTATTGAAAGTCATGCGTTTTCTCCAGGCGTGCAAATTCGCACGGCGTCCGTGTGGGCCGTGTCCGGGTATGAGTGCTGGCTATTTGTTAAGCGGGCGGGAAAGCGTTGTCGAATATGTAAACCTGTGGCGCGTAGTTAACGGCCTGGACGCGAGCCCCATCGGTCCCGCTCGGACTGATGGAGGTGATCAGTGCCGGATAGCTCCAACGGTTGACCGGGCCGAACAGTAGGTGCGGCGGCTCGATGCTCCAGCTGGTGTCAGGCGCGAAGTCCAGGCCAGTAATGGAGAGCCGATAGTCATCGATGCGGGTCGCTGCGTAAGGCCCGGATAGCGTCCCATCTGGCCGACGAATGCCGACCACATGCGCACCACCGGCTGACCAGTCGAACGGCTCGGATGACTCAATGATCCCGCCGTCGTAGCTCAGCATCAGCGCGCTCTGGCCGTAGCCGGGCACGTCATCCTGCAGCGGAACATAACTGAGATAGCGGCTGTTCAGGGCGTCGAGCTCGGTCGAGAACCGATAGCCCCAGCGCCGGTACTTCTGGATCATTCGCTGCCGCATACCGATGCGCCAAGCCTGCGTCCTACCGGTCACACCCTCGGCTTTGATTTTCTCGACGCGAATTCCAAGATCGCCCGGCAGTCGGCATTCGATGGTCTCCTTCTGCCAGGTCACGCCGTCGACATACTCGACATCAACGCCGTCATAATCATCGGGCTTCCGGGCGCTGAACTGCCGAACCAGAGGCTCCTTCATGTTCTGCGGCGTGTATGGCTGCTCAAAGGTTGTCCGTGGCTCATCGCGCACCGGCCTGATTCGGCCTCGGTCGATAGTCAGCGTGGCAAACCCTGCCTGCATGGCGTCGTTCAGTACGCGCTTGACGGTCATGCTGGAGTCGGCGGAATAGTCGAAATAATCGCCACGTGAAGCCCAGATGGCCCCAAGGCGCTCAAGCTCTGCCATGTCCAGGTCATCGTCTGAATAGCCGATAGAACGGGCTACGTGTGCAATCCACGGCACGATATCGCGCGTTGGCGTTTCCACGTCCCACGACCCGCTCCCACTGCGCACCGGCAGCACGCGAGTAGGCTCGACGGATATCAGCTGTTCAGACTTGGACGACAGCCGATTGCCACCTCGAATCCGCAGAGCAATGGTCGTCACCCCTTCGTAGCTTTTCTTTACCGGCAGATTCGATCGAAGGCCATACCACTGGACTTCATCCGACACGCTGGTGTCGCCAGACTTTGCGCCAAGCCGGCGCATTCGCACCTCGGCCCGCATCGGGTATGGAAGAGTGACGCGCTCTGTGAAGCCAATCTGATCAAGTGATGCGGTGGTGTATGTTTTCCTGACGGATGTCCAGGCTCCAGCCGTGCTGATGTCTCGATACTGGAGCTCGACACTCACAGAATACGCAACGGCGTTGTTGTACTTATTCATGATGAACAGGCCATTGCCGAACATCACGTCCCATTCGAGCTCGGTAGCTTTCTCACCTTCCGGACAGCATGCGAACGGGCCGCACCAGTTCCCCTCCACAGTAGATCCGTCTAGCGCGATGCTGGCGGATGTGCTCGAGAAAGAGTTGAAGCCAGGCCAGTCCGTCTGATCAACGCCGCCAGTGTCAGTTAGTCGCTCAACGGAGATCGCCGAGGCACTTGCAGCGGTAACCCGATAACGAAGGCCGTCATACCCTATGCTGAGCGACGCGGGACCAAGCGGCAGCCCGGCAACAGGCGCGCCGTTCTGGTAGTTGAGCGTCATTCTGTCAGGCTCACCGGCCACCCCGAGCGTGAACTCATCAATGACATAAGTCCCTGTGGCTGCACCAGCAATCTCGATAGTCATGCCGGCGAATGGCGCTAGCCAGGCCAGGCTACCCTCCAGATAGTCGCGCCCTCCTGCGGACCCTACTGTGTATTGCTCCGGCGCCACGATACGGACGATCATGCCCGCCGCCCAACCATCTGGGAACGATCCTGCTCCTGACGGGATAGTGATCAAGTCGCCACTGAATATGTAGGCGCTTGCGGTCGGTGTCGGGCTAACTGCAAACGTTGCCTTTAGCTCCAGGCCGGCTGTACCGGTGCTGCTGGATCCAACCTCGGAAACAGAGTGCCACCAGACTGCGGCCGTTTCGGCGGACAGATCAGCACCAGGCTGATAGATCTGGAACTGCGCGTCAGCCCCTAGCGAAATTATCGGCGTGTCACCAACAAGGATGCGGCTCGCCGGCAAGTCAAACTTTCCCTTACCGATGCATAGCAGCATCTCCGCCCACTGCTCCGTTGGAGCACTGAAATAGCGACGCAGAGGTAACAGGTAATCGGGATATATCTTGCGGCGCCCTGCTATCTCGCGAATCACCGAGTTGATTTTTACCTGGTTTCCACGAGCAGTAGCCGCATCCAGATCGGCGCCTTTTCGATTGTTGTTATCGTGCTGCTTCGGCGTCTCCGGCATGAAGAACTGCATGATGCCGATCTTCGAGTGGAACGCCGGGTTGAACAGTAGGTTGAACGTGTCGTTCTTCGGCTCTGGATAGATGTCGACCTGATCATCAGCGCCGATCTCGACGCTGGACCAATCATCTACGGCCAGCAGCTCGCCATTGAGGTGCGCGCTGATCGGCGGGGAGTCCATGCGCTTGTAGTTGCGCACGTTGGCGGACAGCCATGCGTCGAGCGAGCAGCCGGACGCCTGATGCTGCTCGACGACCTCGCCGGCCAGCTTGCTCGAATAAATCCGAATCATGTCTTGTCCCTGTAATAGATGACGCGCAGGTAGCGGGATTCGAAGTCAGCCACCCACTGCCAGCGCACCGGCAGGCCATCGCCGCGAATGTCCAGCACGGCTAATCGGTCGTCGATCTCCACGACCACCCCGACATGAGTAACGAGGCGACCGCGGAACACGGCAGCAACCGCCCCAGCCTCTGGCTCGCACTCTTCAAGGCACTCGGAAGAAACCGCCTCATGCGCCCTGGCGAACTCGCGTGGCATGGTGTTCCGCACATGGCCCCACGAAGGCAGCAGGGGTAGCCCGTACACCTCATGCCGCACTGCGCGGGCCAGTGACCAGCAGTCATGCTCCACAACGCCATCCACGACCTCCCCTCGCGCCCCGTCCCGGTATCGAACGTCGCGATATGCGTCTAGCCAGGTCATAGATATTTCAGCCCAGGGGCAAACTCAGTGGTGTACAGGTCGCGCGGCCATGCGGAATTGATCAGGTCGTAGTAACCAGCCTCGACCTGCACAGACGGGCCATTAATCTCGCCATCAAGCACCGTCATGCGGTACGGCGCCTCAGCCGGGGCTGATTTGTCGCTCGCCAGATAGCAGCGGTACGTCAGGATGATTCGCTCTTCAGCCTCAAGGGCCGCATCGATCTTCTGTTGCGCCTCGCCGGTCACGTTGTCGATGGCGAATGTCAGCGTCTGCGCGCCGCTTGTGCCGCGATCCGGAAGCGCTACGGCAATGCCCGACGCCATGAAGACAACGGGACGGCCATCCTCGGTAATGCAGTGCTGATCTTCGAATCCGTCGCACAGCAGAATGGGTTCAGACCAAGCCGCAGACGACAGCTCCAGGGCGTTGATCAGCACGTCGCCGCCCGAGGCATAGACCTGCTCTAGCGCCTGGCTCATTGCGGCCACTCCTCTGACACACCCTCATCGAGCGCGCCCATGTAGGTCTGGTATTTCGATTCAGGCCATTCGCGGTTGATGGCCATATCCAGAATCGACGGGAACAGGATGTACTGCGGCAGGTGCTGCCAGCCGTCGGCGAAGGTCTGCTTCTCGCGAATCTCCAGCCGGCAGCTGATCTTCCAGTGCTCTGGTCCGTCCATGCGCGCCGTGTAGGGTGGCGACGAACTGCTGCCGATGAAGCGCATCACGGTTTGCTTCGTCGGCCCGCCCGTCTGGGCCCATCCAGTAAACCACTCAGCGCCATCTTTCAGCTCCCACCGAAACCACGCCTCGAACAGCTCGAATTCTCTCTGGGGCATACCCCATGAGAGCGTCACGAAGCTCGGCACGCTGGTGAAACGCCGACGCTGCCTGGCGCGGCCGCTTACCATCTCCGTTCGGCTGAGGTTGGGAGCGTGCTCCAGCGCATAACCGGACAAGTCGGGGTATGGCAGTTCCTTTGGATACTCAATCATCTGCCAACCCTCGATAGCCCGTATGCCTGCTCAAGCGCAGCTGACTCAGCGTTGCCGCCAGCGCGAATACGCGACACCCAAACTGTGAGCGCCTGCGTTCCGTCGTCGCCCTGAACCTGCTCGACCTGTCCGGCCTTGCTGGCGTCCTCGATCAAGTTGACGTTGATGTTTGTGCCCCCGGTCGCACCCGCCGCTTGCGTGTGGGTCGCGCTGCTGTTCTGGCGAACCATGGTCATCTCAGTGGCTGGCATCTCGCCGTTGCGCATAGCCTCCAGGTTGGCGACACCGATTCGCGCAGTAGATGCAGCGTCGAACACGTATTCCTTGCCGTGGACGACCCCAGCAACATCGTTGACGCCCCCGTTTCCGGTGTAGCCGCCCTTGCGGAAGCCGCCTGTGAACGCGAGGGCTGCGATTACAGCAGCCAAACCGATAGCAGCCGCGCCGCCAAACGAGCCGATGGAAGCCACAATTGCGGCAGGCGTCCACGCTGCAGTGGTAGTTGCTGCAGCGGCCGCCTGGGTTGCAGTTGTTGTGGCTGTCGCGGCGGTGGATGCTGCAGTAGTGGCCGCAATGGAGCCCATTTGTGCTGCGGTGATGGTGGAGATGGATGCGGTTTTGGCTGCTGTCGTTTTCGCGATACCAGCCATCTCAAGGGCTTGGTATGCCACCCATTGAGCCGCCATCTCACCGATCGCGCTGACGACTGATCGAGCCATGCTTTCGCCAAGGCCCTGCATCGCCTCACCAAACGACTCAGCCTCAAACACCATTGACTCGAAAGCGTCCCCGAAACGCCCAGTGAAGTTCTCTAGCATCACACCGGAGAGTTCATCGAACGCAAGCAGGTTCTCCTGGGCGGCCAGCATGTACCGCTCCCAATATGTCCCGTTTGCCTGGAGCATCAGCTCATCGTGTTCTCGCCTCAGCTCCATTACTGCTTCATTCTTTTGCTGCTCAGTTAGCAGCGTCGCGTCCATGATGATCTGCTTGCGGCGCTCGTAGGATTCGCGGATTTGCTCTTCTTCGGTCTGGAGCGATTCCAGGATGGAAACAGCATCACGGTTTACTGTTTCTTCTTCTTGGTCCTGCTCTGCAAGCTTCTTCTTTGCATCTAGCTCACGGGCGAGTCCGGTGAGGTATTCAGCTTGCCTACCGACGATTCCCTGTAGCGAGCCGCTTTCCAGCTCGAAACGCAGGCTGGCCTCTTCGCTGGTCTGGCCGTATAGGGCAAGCTGCCTGGTCAGTGAATTTTCGACGGACTGATAGCTGCTAACGAGCTTCTTTACGGCCGCATCGGCTGTCTTGGTGTCTGCGGCGATGGCAGAGACGAGCTTTTTGCTCTCCGAAAGCGCTTTCGGCGGCTCAGTCGGAGCCGGAATGTTCGCCTGAGGGCGATTCATTGCATCATTCAACGCGGCCTGGATCTTTGCGATCTCGGCGTCTAGCTCCTGCTCGTTGTAGTAGGAGACCATCCCATCACGGCCGAAGAAGACCAGCTTATCGAGGGCGCCCCCTTCCTTCATTTTTTGCAAACGAACGAGCTCATCATTGAGCCGCACGACGTCATCAGCGGCGATGCCGTTCATCATCGACGCAAGCTCTTCGGCGCCCCAACGGACAATCCCGACTGTTTCGCGCATGGCTGACGCAATGCCGCTGAATGCAGTAACCACACCTGCCGCTAACTGCTGAGCTGCCTCTATGGTTGCAGGATCAGCAAGAATGTCTGCCAGCTCACCGATGGACTCAACCAGAACGCCGCTCGCGCCGGAGGTCTCGTTTACCTTTCCAACAAACACGCCGAACTGCGTCTGCAGGTTGACCAGCGCATCCTGCACGGACGTTTCCATGGCGTCGGCGAGAGCTTTGTTCTCTTCGCGACTGCGACGCAAGCCTTCGTTTAGCGCTTCCACAGACAGTTTGCCAGTGGCCCCGAGCTTTCGAATTTCTTCTGTGCTGCGCCCGGTAGCTTCGGCGATACCGTTCACGATTGACGGGGTGGCCGCGAGGATGGAAGCGAAGCCGTCCGCGTCGATTTTCCCCTTCATCAGCGCCTTAGAATAGGCATCCATGGCCGTGCGGGCTTGGTCTGCCCGCGCAGCGTCACGAACCAGCGCGTAGGAGAACGAATCAGTAATGTCCAGAACTTCGGATGTGGCGTACCCGAGATCGCGCAGTGTATCAGCGGTGGACAGGTAGACCTCTTGGGCCTCGCTGAGAGCTCGATAGGTGCCGTTCGCAGTCTCCAGCAGGCGAGCCTGCACCATCTCATACTCTTCGGTGCTGCTGGTGGCATTGCGAATCCGAGAGGCCATCTGGCCATACTCATCGGATGCACGGATGACGGCGCGAACACTCAAATATGCAGCAAGCGGAGCGGCAACCGAACGAACCACGCTGCCTAGGCTGCTGACGCTCTTTTCAGTGCGCTTTGCCGACTTCTCGAAGTCACCGAGCGCCTGATCGCCCTTCTTAACCTGCGTGCTATCTACCGAGACAACCAGCCTTGCATAGTCAGTCATTCCGCCACCTCGAAATGCAACGCATGGTTTTCTGATATGCGCTCGATCTGTCGGCGCAGCCGTGGGTTAGCAATTAGCAACTCAGCAATCTCGGCCGGCGCATCCATCGGCAGCGACCAGTCGGCGACCAGAGCGGATGCCAATGTCGCGCGGCGCAGTCGGATCAAGCGCTTGCGATCTGCCGGCTGCACTGAATCCACCAATTGCCGGAACGGCTCCGCCTGTTTCGCTACGGCGGCAGCCACTGCCACAAACTCTTGGCTTAGAACGGACCGGACACTGACCCATTCCCGATTGCCGGTCGGGTCGATCAGCTCGACGCGAACCCCGCGACTCGCCTTGGTGCGGGTGTAAAAGTCCTGAGGCCGCATCTTTTCTCCGGGCATGAAAAAGCCCGCACTAGGCGGGCTGGTTTATCGTCTGTCTGTCTACCGAAATGAATCGGGTATGTTTGGAATCTCGACCACCTTCCCCTCGCTGAGCCGGAATGACACCGCCTTCGCAGACCCGAAGGCATTCGCCCGGCTCCACACCCACATTTGCCCATCAGGCCGCGACACAACCGAATAAGGTCGCCCCATAACCTGCACGACCTCGGCCTCAGTCATCCCAATCTGTACCTTCCGCGCTTGATCGTATGTGAAGTTTGTTCCGGCACACCCAGCAAGCAGAGCAACGACACCAATTACTAACAAGAAACGTCCCATGGCACCCTCCCCTAAGAAAGCGGCGAGAGTACCAAATCCGTCCCCTACTGGCTCGCCACCCTATTCTCTACCGCCGCCAGCCTACGCATCAGCGTGATCTCGTGCGGCTTGAGCGCTCGCCCGTACAGGTCCGCCCATGCTTTGAGCTCCACCAGGGATTCGACCGGCCGTGCGCTGCAGTACCACTCCCACACATAGGCGAGCTCTCCAGGACATAGCGGACCATCCAGGCGCGACGGGCGTTTGCCAGTCTTCTCGGCGATAGCCTCAAGCTGGGCGCGGATGGTAATGCGCTTGTCTGGCCCCTTCTTGGGTCGAGGGCCGGCCGGTCGTAGCAATCCCAGTTCATGCTCGGCGAACTCGATCAGGCCTTGGCTGAGTTCGTCGAGCGTTTCCCAAAAAAACGGCGGCGGTCACTCGCGAACCGGTCAACCTCTGCTGCGATGTAGGGCGACTCGCGCAGGAACTCGAGCAATGCTTCCTCGCTGAAGGCTTCGAACGACCAGCCGATGACGAGGGCCGCATTCAGCCGCAGACGCGCCTGCTCGGTCTTGCCGGCCTTCTCGGCCTCATCCTTGATAGATGCATAGGCCAGCAGGTCGCGGCGGAAGTCGTCCAGCGCCGCGCGGAACTCATCCGAGTCAACGCCGCGAATCAGCAGCCACTCATCTGTTGCGGTTCCATCAGGCAGGGAGAGCGGCATGCGCTCGCCCTCATTGGCCTTGGCCCGGGTGAAGAAATCACTGGGTTTCATGCGAACCCCTTACGCCGGAATGCGGGTGATGGTGATTTCAGTGTCGACGGCCTGGTCGTTGAACGCCCGGAAGTCGTAATTCTGAATGATCGGATCGTCGCCGCTGCCTTCCTCACTGGAAGTTGTCAGCTTCGCTTTGGTCATGCCGATCTGATAGCTGTTCTCGCCATCGGTCAGGGTCACGACCAGCGGAGTCTTGGTCTCGCCGAGGTATTTGTCCTTCAGGCGATTGTCCTCGATGTAGGCGGACAGGCTGCCGGATACGTTGATGCGACCGAGCTTGATGTCGTAGGCGTCGCGGCTGAACAGGCGGTAGATCGCCTCCATGCCGTTATCCAGCGACAGGTTGAGCGCGGTTGCGTGATTGAGGCCGGTACCGCCTTCGGTCAGCGAGCCCTCGAACGTGGTCATCATCACGGTTTCAGTCGGGTCGGCGATGCTTTCGGTCATGGCGTCGAAGACGTAGGTCTCTTCCTTGGTGCCGATTATGGAGAAGGTGATGCCAATCTTGCCCTGCAGCGGGCAGTCGATAGCAACGCTGCCGACTTCGCAGCCGCGGTAGATCAGCCAGCGGCCGATATCCTCGTTGTGCTTGAGGATGGCGAACTTGCGCCGCGTGCTGCCGGTCTTCAGGACGTTGGCGGTCCAGGTGCCGTGGAAGGCCGCTTCCAGCAGCATATCGAAGGTGCCGTAGGTCAGCTCGGCTTCGAGGTCGCCGGCCACGCTGGAAACGCCGCTGCGGGACTCGGCCATGTGGCGACCAGGCAGCATCTCATCGGACTCCAACTCCTCGACCGACTGGCTCAGGCCGTTGGTGATGAGGCGCAGCGGAATCCAGGCGACGGCCGGGTCCAGCGTGCCGCCGACACCCTCCAGTTTGATGTAGGTGTTCTGATTGACGCCTTGTGCATAGGGCATTTGCTATCTCCAGAAATGCAAAAGCCCGCTCAAGGCGGGCTGCGGTGTTTCGGGTTGGTTTACGCCGGGAATGACCAGGCGGTGCAGTAGACGCTGACGCTGACCGACTGCCAGACGTCTTCCTGGCGAATCTGCGAGCGCTCAGCGCGTCGGATCAGTACGCCCTGGCCTTGGTAGTCGAGGCGCTTGCCGGAGGCGAAGAACGCCAGTAGCGCGTCCACGTCAGCCAATAGCCCAGCGTGGCCAGTGTTTTTCGGGTGGAAAACGTCGATCTGCAGAATACCGGTCCACTCCTGCGCGGCGTTCTTGCCTTGGGCGGCAGGCGCTCGGCCAGTTGGCAGGCCAGTGAGTCGCGCCCAACTCTGACCGGTTGGCGGATTGAAGGCCTTGCCCTCGAATGCCGTGCGCTCTACAGGCACGACACCAGAGGCGATGTAGGCAGCTACCAAGGCGCTGTGAATCTTGGATTCGGACATGGTCAGACCTTGTTATCGCGGATAGCTCTGTTGAGATTGCGCTGAATGCGGTCCATGTTGCGTTTCACCATGCCCTCTGGGGCCTGCTTGGATGTGCCGTCTTCCAGGTCCTCGATATACGGCAGGTCGTTGGAAAGCAGCGTCACCTGGCCGGCACCATCAGGCGTATTCGCCTCAACCTCAGCCATGGCCGGACCTGATCCAGTTCGATCGATAACGCCGCTTGCAGGCGTTCCGACAGTGGTCTGCCAGTTGCCGCGAGCGCGACCAGTGTCCACTGGCGTGTCACGGATGATGCCGTTAAAAAGCGAGAGCGTGACTGTTCGGACAATCCGATCGCTGGAGTCTCCCGCCCTCACCGAAAAGCGCCGCACGTCATCTGCAAAGGCCATCACCGCCTCCCCTGCAGCTCGTACACCAGCGGCGTACCGGCCGGGTTGATTTCCTTGATGTTGACGATGGTCCACGTTGCGCCGTCTGCGATCACGGTCGTGGTGAGCGTCGGAGGCGTGATGCCTTGGGCTGCCACGAGGATCTTCTTGTCGCCCTGCTTGATGACCGTGCCCTCGGCATAGCTCATGCCGGACTGCTGCAGCGCGTAGTCCTGCAGGATGGCCTGTGCGGGATGGTCAACCTCAACGTCAGGCGTCTGCGCACCAGTCACCGGGTCGTACTCGCCTGGCACCGTGTCGCGCAGGGTGATGGTCTGGCCGAAGCGTTCTATCAACCGCAGAGCGGTCGAGGCCATGCGGTCGTAGAACTGCGACATGTCACGCCCTCACGGCAAATAGGCCACGCTTGACCAGATAGTCAGCGAACTGTGTCCGGCTCGGCCGATCAGGCGCGGCCGGTAGCAGATAGCCAGACTTGTTCTCGGCGTACTGCACGTCGACGGCGCCCTCTACCCGCTCACGGATCACTGCGCCTTGACGCTGGGCAGGCGGGTCGATGTCATCCGCGTGAATCTCGGCAGCCAGGGCCATCTGGCCGTACTGAATTTGGCGGGGAATCAAGGTGGATGGCTTGATTTCACCATCCACCTCGGCCCCGGTGCGCGGGAACGCCAGCGCTTGCGTGCTGTAGGTCTTGCGCCCCTTCCACTTCATGCCATTCATCGCCAAGGCAGAACGGCGCAGCAGCGCTTCCTGCTCGCCCTCAGCTGTTGGAATCGTCCGACCGAACTTCTCGGCGTACTCGACCAGTTCAGCCGCCGTGGCGTAGCTCTCGGCATCAGCCAGGCCTTGCCCTGTCTCGACGATGAGTGCCATGTGTTACTCCTGAGTGGACGGCTGAGCGTTCAGCAGCTCGAGCAGCTCGGCTTTGTTCAGCGTGGAGGCGTAGGTTACGCCTTTCGCGTCCAGCTGTTCCTTGATCTGCGGGATGGTGAGGCTGTCGCGCGGATCGGCGCCGTTTCCATTGGCCGCAGGCTGAGCGTCGCCGCCGCCGTTGTTGTGAGCGCCTTCGTTGGCCGGCTCGGTGCGGACGTGCTCAACGCCCCCGGCCTCACCAACGGTTTGAGGCCCGACGGTAATTTTCTGTGCCGTACCGCCGAAGCCCCAGCGGGCCTTGTTGTTCGGGTTCATGTACTTGTCGTCTTTCATGGTGTTCTCCGGATGCTTGGCAGGCCGGCCCCGTCGGGGGCCGGTGCTGCTTTAGGCCGCTACGCTCGACAACACGAACGCGATGGGAACCTGCTTGCGGTCAAGCTTGCGGGTCCAGTTGGTGGCAAGCGCCAGGTCAGACCAGGACGCGGACGCCGGACGGGTTTCCGTCCCGTTGCCGGTGATGGTTGCCGAGGTGAACGCATAACCCAGCGGGTGGATGACGAAGTTGCGGCGGGTCCACAGAGTTTCCGCGCCGCCACCGTTGCCGCGCTCGGGCTCGCGCACGTACTCGAGACCGTCTTCACCGGCAGGCTGCTGTTCTGCGTAGCCGATGGCTCCCGGGCGGAAGATGATGGAGAGGTACTTGCTGGGAACCTCACCAGCGCCGGCGATTACCGGCATGCCGTCATCGACCACAACGCGCATACCCTGGTAGCGCCCGAACTCGGGAATCTGGTCGGCGATCGGCGTGAAGTCGATCAGGTTGAGGATCTGCAGTTCGGCATGCACAGCGGAGTGCATAGCGATCACGCCCAGGCTGTCACCGCCGTAGTCGCCCATAGTGCTGCGAGCGCGGATGATCGCTGCAGCGCTGATCTGGCCGCCGGCATCGACCACCATGTCACCGCCGTTACCCGCTACGTTGTCGTTGTAGAGGCCAATGGCGGTAGCGATGGTCCGGCGCTGGGCAACCCTCTGCCAGTAGCTCAGCAGGCGCGACCCGACATACTCGAGGGGGTCCTGGTTGGTGATGTTCTTCACCAGGTTCATCGCAGCCCAACCCTCGTTGAGGTACGCGGCGCGGGCCTGCATGCTGGAGGTTGCGACGGACAACGGGGTCGCGATGTCGGTGTACACGTCGTTCGAGTAGTTCGACTCGATGGACGCATCCAGATCGACCCACCAGGGAATGGTGAAGGTGTTGGAGGGGCTGGCCAGCAGCTGGGACATGTCATTGTTCTGGACAAGGATGCCCGAGGAGAAGAACGCGGTCTGCTCCACGCTGGTCACGTTGATGTAGTCGCGCAGTTCGTCGCGGAAGACTACGTCGGAAAGAATGGTAGGCATATCTGGTATTCCTTGGTTACTGGCCTGCTGCTGCCTTCAGGCGTGCATGCTCGGCGGGGTTGGTACGGCGAAGCTCTACGCGCTCCATGCCGGATAGTTGGTCCCACGTTTTTGCGGCCCCGCCGCCTTTGCTACCGGCAGCCCCGCCGCCAGTTGCCTTGCTTCCAGCCACCAGCGGCGCCAGTGCGGCATCACTGATGATTTCGTTCTTCAGTTCATCGGGAGTCAGAGCGGTTGGGCGCCCTTCGTTGTCGAGCACCACGACGACCGGCTTGCCGTCGCGCATATCCATCGAGAGGCGAGGCTCGATCAGGCGCTGCAGGACTGCAGAGGAGCCCTGCACGGCGAGTTCGCCAGCCAGGCGGGCCGCAGTAGCGCCAACGGTCAGCGCGTGCACCTGAGCCTGTAGCGCGGTCAGCGTCTGGTCTTTCTCCCCGAGCGCCTTGGTGTATTTCTCGTTCCAGCTGCGGTCGAGCGCTTCGGTGTCGCCGTTCTTGCGGGCGGCTTCCTCGGCAGCAATGCGGGCGGCTTCTTCAGCCTGCTCGCGGCGCGCCTTCTCGTCCTTCTTCTCGCGAAGCAGCTCTTCGACCTTGTTTCGAAGGCCGGTAGTATCTTCTGGCTGCGGGATGCCTTCGATCTTCAGGACGAATTTGCCGTCCTTCTCTTCGTACATGGCAGCCACGGCCGGCTCCAGCCCTTCCAGGCTGTCCAGTTGGTATTTCAGGGTCATCGCTTGTCTCCCGGAGACAGGTGGTTGCAGGCCCGGCCTGCGAGGGTGAATCAGATTCCAGCGCGCTCGAACGCTGCCGGCTCCAATGCGCGGAGCTGGTCGAGGGTCAGAGGCTTGAAGTTGCGGTCCAGCTGCAGCTCGGCGAAGCGCTCAGCGCTCAGCCCGCCCTTGCGGAACAGGGTTGCCCGCTCCTTGCCAAGCGCGATGTCCTGGAAGGAGGCCGGCTGCTTCTGCAACCAGGAGTAATACGACTCGCCGGCATCGACGTAGCCATCCTTCGAAGCCCGGGTCGCGTCGTCGTCAAGGAAGGCATAACGCGCGTCCAGCTCGGCGGCTGTCGTGCTGCGGCAGCGGATGTGGATCGGCGGCAGCGGCCCCTTTCCCATCCTGAACGATCGGCCGTCTAGGCTTTTGCAAGTGTTCGAGGTGCGGCTGTCAAGGGTCGAGACCCAGCGGTAGCCGGTCACCACGTCACTGTTGGCCTTCCACGTCTCCATGCGCGCCACGCTGGCGACGTGCTGGATACCGGTTCGGACCACGGCCTCGGCATTGCGCTTGCTGATCGCCAGCAGGCCATCGCTGTACTGCAGCGCCTTGGTCCCGCGGATACGGTTGATGATCTGCTGATTCGTTTCGCCCTGGACGTAGCCCATGCGAATCGCGCCAGTGACCCGGTTGCGCTCAGCCTGCAGCCAATCGGTGATGAATGGCTGAAGCAGCTTGCCCCCATCCGGCCCGGTCACCGCGAGCGGCTGAGCCAGAACCGCAGCCTGCACGGCCTTAACGGTCGGAACCGCAGCCGAGACATTCACCAGCACCTGGCCGAGGCTCTTGGCTTCGAATTCGGCCTCGTACTCGGCAATGTCGAACAGATCGATGAGTAGTTTCTTGCTGAACTCCCCTTGAATCTTCGCCAGCATCGCGTCGATGGACTTCAGCATCGTTTCCATGCGCTGCCGGCTGTATGTGGTCAGCGCGTCCCGGCTGAGCCTGTCGCGTAGGTCCTTATCGATGCGCCGCAGGAACGGGCTGATCTTCTCGACCTCGCCGCTCTTGAGGCGCTCGATCAGGACGCTGTTGCGGGTCGCGGCCTCAATCAGCAGTTCCGCCGTCGCCATCTGGCACCTCGTCTAGGTTCAGTCCCGTCCCACTGCTCGCCAACTCCTCCCGGATTTCCTCATCGGTCTTTTCGGGGTCGATCAGCTGGAAGTCCCGCAGGTACCGCCAGAAATCGGACTCCGGCATCTTGCCGGCCATGACCGCCTGCAGGATCTGCTGAAGCATCTGCGGATCGAGGTTCGCCTGGGTGAAGTCCTGATTCAGCGTGTATTCGATTTCGCCAGCGATGCCGAGGTATTGCGCCATCCACTGGAGGCACTGGGTATAGGCCTCACTGACGTTGCTGACGATCAGTGACAGGGCGCTGTGTTCTGCTGCCGTTTCCGCCTCAGCCTGGGTCGCGGTCTTCACCGCGCTGCCCTTCTCGATCAGGCGGGCGCCGAGAGCGACCATCTGGCGCTCCTTGGCGTCCATGGCCTCCTTCGCAACAGTGTTGGGCTGGGCCTGCCAGACGCCACAAGCTCCGTTCTCAGGCAGCAGCCAGGGAGCACGAGAGCCAAGATAGATGCCCGTCTCTTCCAGGTGGTCGCGCCATTGCTCATCGAGCCCGGACATCCACGGCTGAGGCTGGCCAACCAGGTAGGCCGCTTCCTCGTAGTCCGCGCTGTTGCGGTAGTGGCCGATGTTGATCTCGGCCATGTCGTAGAGCGGTGATGCGTCGATGCTGGCGTCGTTGTTCTCGCTGCCTACAAACTGGAACGGGATCACCGTCCAGGGCCGGCCGGCACCATCCAGCGGTACGCGCGCATCAGTGATGGTCCAGCTGCCGCCCTCCTGCCGCCATACCTCTTGCTGGTACTGGTTGCCCTCATTCAGACGCAGGACGCGGTACTGATCTTTCTCTTCAAGGCCGAAACCGTCGTCGGTGTCTTCGTCGACCGTCTCTCGCAGCACTACCAGCGACAGGAGGTGCTGCCCGCCAACCTTCTTGGTTTTCCAGTTGATGATCGATTCGGCGGCATAGCTGGCGAGCGTAGGACGGACCTTGCCCGAAGCCATGTCCGCCTGGCTGACAGTGCCGGCCTCGACCGTGGGATAGTCAACCAGCAGGCCATGACGCCCGGTTTCGAGCAGATGCCCGATCACCGATTGCGACTGCTGGTAGATGCTGACGCCCTGGCCATCTACGTCCTTGGCGACGTAGTCGAGCTTCGCCGGCAGGGTGAGGATCGGCCAGGTACGGAACACAGCGCCAACGAGACTGCCTTTCGTGCGGCCGGTGGCGTTGTAGAACACGGCGCGAGCCAGATAGGCCTCGTAGCGCTTGGTGTTCTCGGCTGACTCGTCGTGCGGGTTCGGGCGCGGCAGGTACAGCGATTCCTGCGCCTTCACGGTTTCGGAGCCTTTGCACACGTCGCGCACCAGGCGCCAACGGGACAGGGCCGCGCTGTAGTCCTGGCGGGTATAGGTGACGTTCGGCATTAGCGTGCGAATCCGAGTTTGATGGCTGTAACGGGTTTCACGATCGGGTACTCCTTGTGGATGAAGTAGCCGGCCGCGTCATTGGGGTGGTCGTTGTCTTGGGTCTTGTCAGGCTCGCCATTGGCTGCCCACACCTGCTGTTCGAGCGCGTCGGCGTAGGTCGGGCACTTGGCGGCGTTCACTCGATAGCGCCTCACGCCCTGCGCATTGCAGAACATGGCGTTCATGGCGTTGATGCGATCTTTCACTGGCGGGTTGGCCGCCGGCGCAATCACGGCGAAGCCCGCCTGCTTGAGCAAGGCAAGGTCCGTCGTGCTGGCGTTCACTGACTTGCGGCCATCGCCGGAGGCATCTGGGTAGATCCTGATCTCGCGCGTCTTGCGATAGTCGTTGCCGTCGAAGAGCCAGTAACGCTCCTTCAGCTGGCGAATCATGTCCGGCGTGTCGTAGCCGCCGGCGATCTCATCTACCGCACAAGGCAGGCCGAGTCGCTTCACATGGGTTATCGCGGCCATCTTGCCGACGTTGAAGTCCATCCCCACGAACAGCGGCTCGCCTGGCTGGACTGTCTCGTCGCAGCCGTTCAGGTTGCGGTCATAGCCGTGGTAGATCGACCCTGACGTCAGGTTGACGAACTGGCCGTTCAGGTAAGCCCGGATCAGCTGCTCGGGATACGATTCCAGCAGCGACTCGATGTAGTCCTCCGGCAGATTGAGCTCGTTGTCGAACGTGCTCGCCTGGACGAGGCCGTACAGCTTTGCCGAACTGGGCTTGTCCTTCAGCTGCTTGACGAACTGCTGGTAGACGAACTTGAACCCCTCGGGGGTCGTGGTCACGTCGACGCCGTTTTTCAGCCCCTCAGCCTTGTAGCGCATCCGGGCGATGATCTTACGCCAGGCCTGTTGAGCCTTGACCGATGACAGCACGTCCAGCTCGTCGACCAGGGCGTGCCCGATCTTGAAGCCGACGATGGTTTGCGGCTTCTCCATCGATCGGCAGATGACCGTGCCGCGGTACTGCCGCCCGCTGTAGACGTGCACCTCGTGGTTCGACTGATTGATGTCAGTCCGCAGCCCCCAGTCAGCGGCTACCTCTTCCATCGTCGGATAAAAGATGTCGCGAATCTGGCTGTAGGTCGGAGCGAAGTAGCCGGCGTTGATTCGCGGCCACTCCCAGAAGTGCTTACCCAGCGCCGAGCAACCTACCCACGTCTTCCCGGACCCGAACCCGGCCACAAAAGCGCGAAACTTGTTCGGCAACGCCAGGAAGCGGGCTTGAGGGACGTTAAGGCTCGGCATCTGGACGCCTCGCGTCGGTCACTACCACTTCAATGCGCTGCGGCAATGGGCCTTCGTCGTCTGGGTCGAGCTTCTTGATCAGGTCGGCACGCTTGGTTTCGAGGTCACCGATTCGGCCGAGCAGCCTGTTGATGATGTCCTCATAGCCGCGGCGTCGGCGCTGAATCGTGGTGGCGGGCTGGCCAGGCTCTTGCGGCGTCTCGCCCTCCTCGACTGGATCGGTGCCGCGAACACTGACGCTCTCCAGATCAAGGTCCAGCCCATCGCCCGCTTCGGCCTTGGCCTGGGCGATCAATGCGCGGCGCAACTGCAGCTTGGCGATCTTGATGTCATCGTCCAGGGTGCCGACGTTGATCTCATCCCACATACCCTGCTCATCGCTGGTCAGGGTGTCGGAGTAGATTCCGTGTCTTCGGGCGTTCTGGTTGCCTTTTGGCGCGCCTGTACTGGCACCGCCATGTTTTCGGCAGCGACCGTTGGGCATTGCGTTAGCTTTGCAAGGTTGGCCGCTGCGGGTTTTAGCGCCGCATTCGGCCATAGGGACCTCACAGGGTTACATGGGGTTGTTTCGCAATCTGGGTGACCGTTAGTCAGAGCCCGTCGTATTCTTCGCGCATCACCCTCTCCTCCGCTCCCTTCCATCCCACCCATACGGATGCCTGAGCACCTTCGAGAGATTCCCGCCACAGCGCATCAGCGAAGCCGTGAGCACGGCCAGCAGCAGGACCATCGGCCAGGCCTTGACCGGCACCACAAGCTCACCGGCGAGGATGTAGATCACCGTCGCGCCACAGCAGGCCATGATCAGCGCTGCCATGATCGACACGTCACGCCTGAACTGCGCATCACCGCGCCGGTACGTGAACATCCGTACGAACATCACCAGGCTCAAGGCCAGCGTTGCGTAGGTCAGAGACTTATCCATCGATACCACCGTTCGGCGACGTGGATTGGCGCCGCCGCTTGAGCGCTGCAAGAGATACGGTCACCACCATCAGGGATGCACCGAATGCGGCAGGCGCGGGTAGAGTGAAGGGCTTGATTCCCCACATCTCGATCCCAGTAATCGCGGGAGCCAGCAGATAGCCCATGACGAACGACACCAGGAAGTAGGTCAGGCGCTCCGGCAGAGGCAACTCCTTGGCGCTGATGAAGTAGATCACCGATCCGCATAGCGACCCAACAGCCGCAGCGCTATCCACGCCAGCCAGGAGGCCAGCTATTCCCGCGCCAGCCATGCCGGCAGCCAGCACGCCGGTAGATGTTGGCTCGGCCATTCGGGACTCCAGGAATAAAACGCCCGGGGAGGTCGGGCAAAACAATCAGGCTCCTCGATGTGCGTCAGTCCGCTCGGAGCTGGGAAGAAGACACGGGAGCCAGAAACGACGAAGCCCCGACCAGATTGCTCTGTGCCGGGGCTTCATTTGTCTGTTATCGATCCTCAACGCGCAAATCGGTTAGGATGAACAGATAATGTTGCATCGTTGCGCGGGTGTCAAGCGGCATCTGCCATCAAAACGCCTTCCTCCTGAAGTATCTTGCTAGACGCGGCCAAGGCCTCGGCCACCATTTCGTCTAGCACCCTCTCGACGGCCTTCTTCCAGCGCCAATAGGTGGTCCGATTCAGGCCTTGGTCGTCCCAAGTGTTGATGTCGTAGAACTCAGCCGGCAGCACGATCATGTCGGTGGAGCGCTTTACGTACTGCTCGCGGCGCGCCTGGCCGACATCCTCTGTCATCTCGCCTCCTGCCAGACTCTTAACCACACCGGAGCACAGCGAATCGAACTGTGCGCGCTCTCTGGCGGAACGGCTGGCCACCTCCTGCCCGGACGGCGCTTGCACGCCTTTTACTGGCGGGATGGCCCAGGCAGTCACGGCCTTGTAGCGGAACAGGTTCGGCGCCTGGGTGGCGATCAGCGGCACCAGCTTGCCGATGGCCTCAACCTTCTTGGCCTTGTGGGTCGAGAACCTAGCCGTCAGAGCATTCCAGTGCCTCGGGATCAGCTGGCTGTGGAGCCGTGCATATACCCAGCAGTCGGCATCCATGCGGGTGATGCCGCGCTCGCCGGAAGAGCGCATCAGGCTTTCCAGGCTGCCGCCATCGGCATAGCCCGGACGGTACAGCTTCTGCCAGGCCTGCTTGCTGGTGTTGTCGATGGCCTCGGCTGCCAGGGCGGAAACCACTGCGGCGAGTGTGCTGGTGTAGATCATGCGGTCTCCCCTTGAATACGAACGCGGACTTCCCCGCCCTTCACGGTTTCCCGGCTGATCCGTAGCTGGGTGATGAATCGGCTGTCGTCGATGCCCAGCGCGTCCGCTACTCCGTCGCGCAGCGCCTTGCAGGAGGCAAGCAGGTTGTCGTCGTCACGCTTGCGCCGATCTGGCGGCACGAACTCCAGGGCGAAAAGGATCTCACCAGACTGCGGCGCCGCGATGCCGGCCTTCTTCGTCAGCAGGAAGCATTCGGCCCGGTACTGCTTCGCCGCCTTGCTCTTCTTGGCCCAATGAACCCTCGCGTTCGGGCTCAGCTCTTTGGGTGGCCACGGCAGAACGATTACTCCACTTCCGCTTCCTGCCATATCCGCCGCGCCATCTCCAGCGCCTCGGCCTCCTTCATCCTGGCTCCGACCATCGCGAAGGGTTTCCGCCCCGGCAGCTTTACCTGCCAGCAGGCCTTCGCAGGCGCAGCCGAACGGCTCGTCTCGGTCGATCCAGCACTGTCCGCAGATTGCGTCATCACCTAGCCTCGCCTGTACGTCGATTCGAGAGAGCTTCATGCGCTAGCCAGCCCGCTCAGTGCCTCAGCCTTCAGCGCGGCATAGGCCACGCAATCCTCGGCGCTGTCGGCGTGGTAGCTGGTGTTCTGCCACTGGCGAACGTCCTTGAGGATCTGCAGCAGCAGCCAGCCTTCGGCCTCGGTCAGATTCCGGCCGGTGATAGCGTTGAAAGCCTCAACGGTGCGCCACATGGAGCGCTCGCCGTCCTGCGCGTCGTACTGCTTGCCGCGCTCTTCCATCAGGGCCTGTGCTTTGCCTAGAAATTCGTGGGCTTTCACTGCTGCGGCCTCCTATCGGCTCGGCTGGGGTTTACGAGTGGTTGCTGGCCATCCTTTAGGGGCCATGGGTGGTATTGGCGGCAGTCGTGGCAGTAGAGCTTTTGCCGAAGGCTGTAGCCGGTTGTCTTGTGGGTGGCGTCGATGGGGCAGAGCTTCATGCTGGTATCTCCGGCGCGGCATCTTTCAAAAACTCCTCAGCCGTGAACCAGAAGCCCGCCTCACAGACCCAGCCGCTAGGCTTTGCGCATTGCCCGCAATCAAACGCGATAACCAAGGGGTGACCAAAAGAGCGAAGACCGCCCTCAGACTCTGCGTCTGACTGCCATGTGTTGCAGTGCGGGCACTTGAGGTTCAAGCAGCGCTCTTCGAGAAAAGATTCTCGGGCTTTTCCTTTTGCCCACTCCCGTAAACGACGCCAGAATTGATAGGTCATGCGGCCCCCTTCACTGTCAGCAGCCCTTCGCGGATCCAGATCAGCTGGGTTTCAGCCAAGGCGCGCAGCAGGTCGCCCTCAGCGAGTTCGCCGCGGCGTCGGCCGTCTACGATCGAATGGCAGTTGTCGCAGGCGAAACAGGCGATCAGGTCAGGCCCCTTCATCCCGATGCCCTTGTGCCCGCAGGGGATGTGAGCCAGGACAACGGTTCCGTCGTCGTGGCCGCAGCCGGGAAGGCGAAGCGTGCAGGTCTGGCCGCGGGCACTGTCGCGGAGCTTCTTGGAGACGACGCGGGTCATTTCGAGATCCTCGTCATTCCGCCGCAGTGCTGGCACTTGGTCTTCTGCCGAGTGCCTAGGCGCTTCATCTCGTCGGCATAGCGCTCATGCAGCTGGTGATATTTCGTTTCCTGATTCGCCAGCTGAACCAAGGCGTACATCGGGTCGATCCTCTCGCTGCAGTCCTTGCAAGTAACCTGAGCGAGCGCTTTGTCGATGACGAAGCGCGTGTGTCGGCACTTGCTCAACTGCCACTCGGGGACAACCTCCAGCACGCGGCCTGAATCAAGCTTCGGCCTGACGGGAAGTACGGTGACCTTGTCGTCAGCTGGAATCTTCATGCCGCCACCTCCCCTAACAGATCATCGAAAACCACGCCCTTTGCCGCGAACGCCGAAACGATCTGATCCGTGTACGCGATGCCCTGGGAACGGTTGAACAGGCGCGTCACAGGGAATCCGTCAGGCCCGAACAACGAGCAAGGCCCCATGAGTTCAAGCTTCTGCTCGTAGTCCAGGTGCAGGAACATCCGATTCCAGCCGTCACGGAAGTCGGCATTGCCGGCACGCATGATCGGTACGCCGAAGTGAAGCTTGCAGTACCGGCGCGCGTCCTCGACGTCGCCGATCTGCGTCATCTGTGCGATGCGTTGGTACAGGGCGAACCAGAGGGCGTTCTGATCCAGCGTGCGGTCCTTTCCAGGGCGCAGGCTGACCACGACGAACTTCTTGTCGCGGTACATGGCGGTCAGCCGGGTGATGGCCTCGGAGAGCCTGGCGGCGCTGTTGACGGAGATTCGATCAGCCATCTATGCGGCCTCCTCATCAAACAGGTCCAACTGCTGCTCGCCGAACGCCTCGCAGCTTTCTGAACATCCACCGTCCTCGTCGTCACGCGAGCCCATGCGCTCATCAGGAATAACGATTTGGCTCAGTGCGATCAGGTCTTGGGTCGAGCGGTTACCGCGGAAGAACACTCGTCCGCCATTGCCGGCGCCCGCGTTCGGGTAGAGCTTCTCCATGCGATCCGGGAACTCGTAGCTCTCCGGGTCGTCGGCAAGGTTGAGCAGGTGCTTGCGGTCGGACTTCTTCCAGCACCACACACAGTTGCCTTGGCGCTCGGTCAGGTTCAGCGTGAATGGCTGCTGCTCCCACCAGGCGTTTACGTCTTCCTTGTCGATCGGATGCCAGTCCATGAGCGGGTAAACGATGCGCGTGAAGTCGGCGTCCTTCCTGCGGCGGCGCTGCTCATCCACACGCAGGCCGACAGCGATCTGGTAGTCGCGCTCAGGCCAGACCGAGTCGACGTAGGAGTACATCGGGTTCAGCTTCAGTTCGCGCGTGCAGTGCGGGAACTTCTGGTTGGGGATGCCGTACTTCTGGATGACGTGCTCAAACGGAAGGCCATTGCGGTTTGCGGTCTCGAATGTAACGACGCGATGCTTAGTTGATTTACGAGCACCAAACTGCACATCAGCCTCGACCCAGACAACGCCAAGACCAAACGCCTCATCGCAACGACGGACAAACTTCAGCGTCTCCTCGTGCTCCTCCCCGGTATTGGCGAACACGAATAGCAGCTCATGGGTGTCTCCCATGGTTCGCTTGATCCATTGCGCCATATATGCCGAGCTTCGTCCTCCGCTAAAGCTGACGAACAAGCGAGGCTTACGCATTGCTCTTGCCTCCACGTGATGCCCGAACCACAAACTCCAGAGTCGCGCAGGCGCCAATGGCGATGAGCCAGGCGAGTGCGATTATTGGGGTGGTCATGCTCGGCGCTCCTTCAGTTGCTCAAGTGCTTCAAGCTGCAGCTTTCTGTTGCGCTCGAATGCTTCCCGGCGCTTGGCGATCCCGTCGGAACGGCTCTGCTCACGCTCGGCCTGGGTGGCAAGCACTGATTGCTTGATCTCTTGAAGTCGCTCGCGGACTTCTGGCGATGGCATAGCGCTTTTTCCGGTGATCAAGCCGGCTATCGCCGCACCGTCCTGGGTGATCGGCTCATGGGTAAGGCGGGCCCGGTACTCCTCGACAACCGGCGCAGGCAGGCGACCAAGGCGGCCGGCCTCCTCAACAGCCATCACGCGGCGCTGCTGATCGAAGCCAGGGGATAGCGTCCAGTTCACCGCCTTACCCTCGCGGCGCGCGGTGTCGACTTGGCGCTGGTAGGCAGACAGGAACGACATACGGGCCCCGACCTTGTCACCGGCATCCAAGATGGCGCGGGCAGCCCCTAGAGCAAGCTGGATTTCGTCAGTCAGGACAACGCTGTCGAACTCGTCCGAAGCGGCCAGCGCAAGCGCCCAAGCCTCATTCGGATCGGGACGTCCGTCCGCTGCCTGAACGCGCTGAAGAATTGCGGCCAGGGTCAACTTGCCGGTCAGCTCTTTGCGGCACGCACGCAGCGCGGCAGCGATTTGCTCCATGCCGTATTCGGCCAGGTCTTCGGCCATCAGCTCAGCAGCGCTTGCGCTCAGAGCGTGCCCAAGAGTCTCAGCGGTCGCGCAAAGGGCTGCGGCCAGTTCGGCTTGTTGGTCACAGGAAAGCATTGCGCTTGCCCCCCTTGTCGCGGATGCGCTGAGAAGCCTCTTGCGCGGCGTTGATGTTCGCCTGGGTCTGCTCCAGCTGGCGGGCAGTGGTCCCGTTCATCTGGCGACCAGTTGCCCACTGGGTGCGGTAGGATTCGGCCTTGGCCAGCAGCGACCCCAGGTCGTGGCAGTTGCGGATCAGGTAGGAATCGTTGATCGATACGAAGTAATCAGCGACCTGGGCTGCTTCTGCACCGAGGCGCTTCCACAGGTCGACGACCTGGCGGTTTACCTTGGCATTGCGAACGGGCGTGGCGCCGTAGCGATTGACGTAAGCCTGGGCATACGCGCCCCAGATAGCCCGGCAAGCTTCTTGCCGAGCCTGCTCAGCCTCGCCATTCGACTTGGCCGGGCGCTTCTTCGCCGCGACAGCGGGGAGCAGCGCCAGTGAAGTAGTCTCTGCTGTAGTCTCTTGTGTAGTCTCTGTAATAGATCGAGGGTTTTCCTCGGTACAGATAGCGGGTTTTACCACCTCCAGTTTGGGGGTTTTCCCCACTACTGTTAGCGGCTTTTCCCCAGACAAGACTGCGAGAAGCTCATCGGTGTCGACCTTGTAATAGAGCTTCGCGGGAATACCTTTGCGCTGCTCGGTCAGGATGCCGATAGCCTTCAGCTTCTTTCGGGCGCCCTTCACCTCCTCGACGGTCAAGCCAAGCTCTTCGTTCCACTCCTCTGCGGTCTTATAGAACCAGCCGTCATCGGTTCGCTCTGTCCAGTAGACAGCCTGGGACAGAAATTGAGTGGCGGCGGCATTCAGACCCAACACCTTACGGAATGCCGGGTAGAACGCCACCGCATCACCAGCGATCTCTTGGAGCTGCATACGCAAGCGCCCTTTGCTAATCGTGTGTAGTGCGGCCATAATCGTTCTCGTGATGTTGTTGTAACGAAGAGCCCGGTTGCCCCCGGGCTTTTTTGTGCCTTCAATTCCGGTACTGGATAGCCGTACAGCTAAACCAGCCCAATACCGCCGCTTCGCTTGCCTGCCTAAGATGGAATCCATGGAAACCACTGACAGGGATGTTTCACGCGGCGGCTTTTGATTTCGGTCTGGGAATGTCAGCGCAAAGCTCCCAGGCTGAAATTGCTCCTGACGTCTTCGCCTCCGCGCGGAAGGCTGTTGCTGCGCTCATCCGGCATGAACCAGACAACCACTGGGAAACAGCCGGCTGTGAAACGCCAAGCTCTTTCGCCGTTTTCATCTGGTCCCCGAAATGCTCTACAAGGCGTTCGATTGGGGTCTTCATTCTGGTCACTCTGATAAGCCTGCTTATATAGTATGGAATAAGGAGCCTTATTTGCAAGCGCATAAGCTCGCTTATACATTGGCGCGCATGAACCTATCTCAACGTGTGAAGGCGGCTCGAAAGCACGCAGGGCTTACCCAGCGCGAACTGGCGAAAGCGGCGCGAGTTGAGCAGCCCCTTATTTCGCAGCTCGAAACCGGGAAAACGCTAAAAAGCGCCCACATCGCCCAGATCGCGAAGGCTTGTCGCGTGAGCGCGATATGGCTGGCCAGTGGCGAAGGTGAAATGGTTCCCCCGCTGCGCAACGCGGATGGCTCAATCAATCTGGATAAGCCGTGGGAGAATCTTCCAGAGCCCAGCAACGTCGCCCCAGCCTCGCAAGATGAGCGCCCCATGAGGAGCTACCCGGTCATCAGTGACGTGGTGGCTGGAGACTGGGCGGAAAGCTGCGACAACCACCAGCCAGGCGACGCTGATGAGTGGATAGAGTCAGATAAGCGCGCTGGCGAATGCGGGTACTGGCTTAACGTAAACGGCGACTCGATGCTGCCGAACTTCCCGCACGGCAGCCGGATACTGGTGCAGCCGGAAGGATTCGACCTCGTCAGCGGTAAGTTCTACGTTGCCCTTATTTACGAGCCAGGTCATCGCCGCGAGACGACGTTCAAGCAGTACGTGCGCGACTCCGGCATTGAGTACCTGCGCCCGCTCAACAATGACTTCAGAACACTGGAGATCACCCCGAGCGTTCGGATCATCGGTCGAGTGATTGATTTCAGGCCGCCACGAGGGCTGCTGTGATCTGGCGCGGCGGGGCTATGTGAGAGGCGGCGCCAGGAAATTACGGATCGGTGAACTATCTTCAGGGAGATGATTGATGGCCCAGGCAGGCCAAATACCATACGCTGACGCGCTGTCAGCTATTGCTGTTCCAAAAGCATGGGCGGGGGCGCATCGAATTTTATGGAAGGGCCAGGGCGGAAAGGGGTTCCCCGAGTCCCACAAGTGCCGGATCCCTTTATCGATTCGCGGGGTGGTGCAAGAAGGGTATTTCATTGACCTTTACCACAAGTTCAGCGGCTTGGCTGCAGTGCCCGATAAGGTATCAATGACCCTGGTCGCCAACGGCGCCCGGGTGCTTGCTCTCGATGAAAATGGCCCCAGCGAGCATGTCAATACGGTCGGTAAAGATCACCCGTTCTATGGGCAGAACGCCGACCATCCTCATCTGCACACCCCTGTCCCGGAGAGCTCCTCGGAATACGCCGAACCGATCCGACGAGTAGATATCGAAGGTCTATGGCGGGTTTTCCTTGAGCGTGCCAACATTGAGGCAGCCCCGCCATTCAACTTGCCTCCACGCAAGCCACAAGCGGGCGGCGGCCAAATGGATCTACTATGAATTGCGCAGACATCAGCAGACAGCTCGGCTTTCGATGCCGCACTATTGGCGAGGGGTTGACCTACATTCAGTCGCCGCTGACGCTTTCCTTCGACGGGCTTGCTATAGGGGCGTTCGTCCAGGATATAGGTCGCGGACTGGTGCGTATTAGCGACAATTCCGACATCCTATTTACCGCCATGACGCACGGGATTGCGCCTGACCAAAGACGCGCCAAGCGGTTTGCGGAGATTGCCAATCGGAGCGGCATGTCGCTTTCCGAGAACGGAGAGCTTCACACCATCTGCGATGAAGACCAGGTCGGCTTTCAAATCGCCCGGTTCATCGAGGCGGCCTCGCGAATAGGTGATGCTTGCGGCGACATGCTAGACGTCCACATACCGAAATTTCAGCGAAGGGTGGGAGGCATCCTCAGTAAGCGCTACAAAGATCGCATGCGTCGCGACTTTGCCCTCTCCGGGGCAAGCGGCCATCAGCTCTCCTTCCCATTTGTATTAAACCCCGGTACGGACGACCAGATGGTGATACAGACCATTTCTGCCGGATCGGCTGGTCGTCCAAACTGGGCGAGCATCTACGGCACTGTCGGCAAGATGGGCGATCTCAAAAACTCCGGGGACAGGACCATGAGGACAGTGATCCTTCAGCAGGGCGAAGAAGAGTCTACTCAGCAGGCAATGGTTGCGCTGGCTGAAACCGCCTCAATCATCGTGTTTGATGGTAATGAGGATCGTTTGTTTGGGGCGCTGCAGGCCGCGTGACCCTGGTTGTTGCCTTAGCCTCAAGCCCCGCACCTAGCGGGGCTTTTCTTGTGCGCACGGAGGCGCCATGTACCGCATCACCCTCGCCCTTCTCCTGCTCTCATCCCCTGCCCTCGCAGCCACACTCGAATGCCGTGTTATCGGCGTGGCTGACGGGGACACCCTCACCTGCCTGACTGCTGATCGAACACAAGAGCGCATCCGTCTGCGCGGGATCGACGCACCCGAACGCAAGCAGCCGTTCGGCATCCGCTCCCAGCAGCACCTGGCCGACCTGGTGCACGGCAAGCCGGTGGTGATCGACTGGCACAAACGCGACCGCTGGAAGCGCATCATCGGCGCCGTGTGGGTCGAGCCTGCCGACTGCCCTGGCTGCGGCCACACGCTCGACGCCGGCCGCGCACAGCTCGCCAGCGGCATGGCCTGGTGGTACGAGCACTACGCCAAGGAGCAGCCCCTGGAAGAGCGCCACGCCTACGAGTTCGAGCAGACAGAAGCACGCGCTCGAGCCATAGGCTTATGGCGCGATCACCAACCGATCCCACCTTGGGACTGGCGGCGCGGCAAGCGCTGATGCAGCACCTGCACCACCTGCACCACCTGCATCTTTTCGCATGACCTGCTGATTCAAGATCGACCTGCGGCCCGCTACTGAGCGGGCTTTTTCATGGGCTCTACAAGAATATAAGCAGACTTATTGACACATAAGATAAGCCCGCTTATATTTGACCCATCGCAGCGCAGAACACCGCGCCGACAGGCCGAGAGGCCTCGGGTGATCCCGGAATGCTCTTTAACAACTCAAGATCAGCGCGGCGGGGTCCCGGCAACGGTACAGCGCGCTCTACAAACTCCCCGCCCCATGCCAGCTCTGGAACTGGCCGTGGCTCCACATTCAGCCACGCGAAACCATGCAAGCCAGCCGGGGAGATGCCAGACGCTGACCCGGCCAGAGAGACGACTCCGGCGATGAGCATGGTGGAGAGGAAATCATCACTGAGCAGCCTTCCAGCGAGGGCTGCTTGGGATGACAACCAGCGGAGATAAGCAATTGAACATCATTCATGAGTCGGCAATGACCATCGCCAGGTCGGCGGGCGGCAATCCGATCACAGCAACTCTTGTGGTCGTCCTGTTCGTTCTCGGCATTCAGATGGTCAGCGTGACCGTCGAGCGCCTGATCTGGGGCGAGCGATTCGAGCACTGGCTAGACGTTGTGACCCTGGTGGCGTCCATCGCCTATGCCGCATACGTCGTCTACGCCTGCGCCCTGCACAACTCAGGCAGGTAACCAACACCGAAGGACCCCCTACATGGACACCATTCAAATTGATGGTTGGCAAGGACGCCTTGGTCAAGGCCTCGCCCCTCGCCAGCTGTTGGCAACCCTCTACGCAGCAAAGGACATGACTGCCAAGCAGATCGCGAAGCACATGGACTGCAGCCCCTCGACGATCAACAAGCAGCTGGAGTCGGCTCGGTACAACCTGAGCGAGCACCCGAATTACATCCGCACGGTGCGCGGGCTCTGTCTGGAAGCCATGCGCCGGGGAATCATCGCCCCGCTCGTGCTGGCTCTGCTGGTGGGCGGCGGCCAGGTGCAGCAGATGCGTCCGGTGCGCCGGCCAGATGCGCCTAGAGCGCAGACGGTGGTGCGGATTCAGCGGTTGGAAGAGGCGCAGTTGGCGGCATAGAAGCGCTACAGCGCATAACCCATCAGCACATAGGAGGCATTGAACATGCCGCACTACAGCATCCGATTGACTGCCTTCTGCGATTGCGTGATTGAGGCGGACAGCGAAGACGAAGCGATGGATATCGCGATGGCCGACGCAGCCTCTGGCGACTACTCGTTTGATACCGGCGAGTTCTGCGGAGAGATCGCAGATGCGGACCTGAGCACTTACCTGAATCACTGCGACTTCAAGTCGCTAGCACCGAAGAAGCACATAGGAGGCTGAGATGAGCGAATGGATAAGTACTGAGACGCGCTTGCCGGCAGATGGAGAGCATGGCCTTTGCGCGCTTCAGTCGTACAACCAGGAAGGCGGGCGAAAGATCGTTGTGCCTTTTACCTTCATGAGCGACGAGTTCCACCCGTTTGCCGACGAAGACAACATCGAGCATGACGACTATTGGATCGACCCGATGTACTGGCCGACGCACTGGATGCCATTTCCCCCGCCCCCGCAATGACGCTCATGCAAGCGCGGGCACGACCAAGGCGCACGGTAAACCAGAAAGCCCGGCCATAACCTAGCGCCGGGCTTTCGCTGACGAGTCACTGCCGTAAGCAGTGCCCAATTCAACGCCCGTCCGGGCACACGAGGTATCCCACCATGGAATTCATGATCGACCTAGACGAATACCGTCTAGCAGTTGAGGTGACTCACTGCGCGGACGTTAAGCCCGACCCTACCTGCCGAGACAGTGACCACGACTATCACGGCTACCGAGAGATGGAGTTCACGGTGGTAAGCGGCGTTGTCATCGACGACGACGGAACCGAATCGGACCTTGGCCGCAACGGTTGCGCGGCGCTTGCCGAGAAGCACGCCGAGCTGATTGAAGAACTGATCTGGAAGCAGATCGAGGAAGACGAAACCGAGGCGCGTATTCAGCGCTGGGAGGCAGCATGAACCAAGACATTCAGCGGGCACTGCTAGACCTGTTCAGCGTGTGCCTGGAGGTGACGGGCGCCGGCCGGTACGACGCTCACATGCAGTACTCGGCGCACACGGATTCCGTTCACGTCTACGTGCTGCCGGCGGCGACCAATTATCAGGACACCAGTGACCGCGAATACAGGCTCGACGAGAGCATGTACATCAGCGGCGTTCTGGCAGGAACGACGAAGCAGGCCCTGGCGAGGATAAAGGCACTCACCAGCCAGGTAAGCGAATTCCTGTCGACTCAGCAGGAGGAAGCGGCATGAGCAAGGAAGTGAAGCGGTACATAGCCACCCGAGCGTTACCGGCCGCTAGCGAATGGAACAGCTCAACAGTCCCGCACACCTACGCTCGGGCGGCTGACTACGACGCCCTTCTCGCTGAGCGGGATGCGCTGCGGGATGAGCTTTCCGCACTGCGCTGGGAAATAGCCAGCCCAAACATCAGCTACGCACTGCGCGACCAGCTGCTAGGCCAGCTCGCCGGCGACCACGAGCCAGACGAGATCCTGTGCGTCGAGGACTTCTACTCGTGGCTGGCTAACGCGATCGACAACGTCCGTGCCGAGCACAGAAAGGCAGAGGGCGGCCAGCCGGTACGAGTTTACGCTCGCGCCGCCCTGCAAGGAGAGCAGCCATGACCACCTCCCCAGTGAAATCGCTCATCGACGAGCAACTCGAAGAGATCATCACCCGCTTCCAGGCCTGCAACATCGGGAACATGTGGCACATCCACGACAGGGTCACCGGCAAGACGGCGGGGTTTTGTGTCAGTCATCGGGCGGCGCTGGTTAGGGCGCAGCAGTTGGAGGTGATGCATGGGCGTTGAATCTGATCGGGAACTGCTGGAACTGGCTGCCCGCGCGGCGCTTGGGAGGACATCAATACCTAACCACGCCGCCCAACTGCTAATAAAGGGGTGGGACCCGCTCAATGATGATGGGGACGCTCAGCGCCTAATGGTGAAGCTGTACATGAGGGTTGAGCGGCTGGCGAGTTGCGCTGTTGTGAGCGTAGATCACCTGAATTTCAAGGGCGAAATCACTGAGCGCTTCACCGTTGAGGACGCGGGCGAGCATATCGGAACCCGTCGCGCCATCGTCCGCGCCGCTGCCGAGATCGGGAGGACGATGCCATGAACCCCTTCCCCGAAGACCGCCACTCCTTCGCTGCCGCCTGGCTCGCGATGTTCGCATTCGGCGCTCTAGCCCTGTTCGGCCTCGCTATCGGGCTGATGTGGATGGTTGAACGCCTGTTCGCCTGATCCGCCCTCTTCCTTTCAATTCATACCGCTGCGCTTGGCGCGGCAAGGCCAGGTATTGCCTGATGAATGCCATATCCCAATCAATTACGCCCGGCTATTACCGAGATCTGAGCAACGAGGCCTATCACAGAGGGCCCGGAATCTCGAAGTCGCAGCTCGACCTGATCCACAAAAGCCCAGCCCTGTTCCAGTGGAGCAAGGCGGCGCCAGAGGACGAAGAGAAAAAGGCCGCACTGAACATCGGCGATGCTGTGCACGCCATCCTGCTTGAGCCGCACCGGTTCGCTGAGCAGTACGCCATCGGCCCGGCAGATGCCCCGCGCAACACCAAGGCCGGAAAGGAGAAGTGGGAAGAGTTCGAAGCAACCTTGACCGGCCAGACCGTGCTCACCGCCGACGAAGGCCGGAAGGTTCACCTGATCCGTGAGAGCGTCATGGCCCACCCGCACGCCCGATGGCTCGTTGAGGCCGAAGGCGACGCGGAGGCCAGCATCTACTGGAAAGAACGCAGCACAGGCCTCTTGGCGCGATGCAGGCCCGACAAGACCATCCCCTCGCTCGGCTGGATTGCGGACGTGAAGACGACTGCCGACATGAGCAAGTTCGCACGGTCGGTCTACGAATACCGCTATCACGTGCAGGACCCCTTCTACTGCGACGGATACGCCGAGCACTTCGGCGAGCAGCCGGCCGCGTTCGTGTTCCTTGTCGTCAGTACCAGCATTGAGTGCGGCAAGTACCCGGTCCGCCTATTCACCCTCGACCTCGAAGCTAAATCGATCGGTCGAGACACCTACCTCGAAGACATGGCCATCTATGCCGACTGCATGCGCACCGGTGAGTGGTCAGGCCTGGAAACCATCTCGCTGCCCTACTGGGCAAAGGATCACAGATGACTACTGAAAACGCCGCTCCCTTCTCGCAGAAGGATATGCAGAAAACCGGGCAGCAGGTGAAGCCACGCACCCCCGCAGACAGCCTGGCCGCAATGCTCGCCAGCCCGAAGATGAAAGCGCAGTTCGCCGCGGCGCTGCCGAAGCACATGACCGCCGAACGCATGGCGCGGATCGTAACTACGGAGATTCGCAAGACGCCCGCCCTGGTGAAGTGTGATCAGCACAGCTTCCTAGGGTCGGTCATCCAATGTGCCCAGCTTGGCCTGGAGCCGGGCAACTCCCTCGGGCACGCCTACCTTCTGCCCTACGGGAACCAGGTGCAGCTAATCATCGGCTATCGCGGAATGATCGACCTGGCCCGCCGCTCCGGGCAAATCGTCAGCCTGTCGGCGCGCACCGTGCGCGAACACGACGAGTTCGATTATCAGCTTGGCCTGCACGAAGACCTGACGCACAAGCCGTTCGAAGGCGAGCACGCCGGCGAGATCACCCACGTCTATGCGGTTGCCAGACTGCAGGGCGGCGGCGTCCAGTTTGAGGTAATGAGCAAGGCCCAGGTCGAGGCGGTGCGCGCACAGAGCAAGGCCGGCAAGTCTGGCCCATGGGTCAGCCACTGGGAGGAAATGGCGAAGAAGACGGTTATCCGCCGCCTCTTCAAGTACCTGCCAGTGTCGGTCGAGATTCAGCGCGCCGTCACCCTTGACGAGGCCGCAGAGGCTGGGCTGCCGCAGGGCAACGAGTACGTCTTCGACGGCGATTTCGAGGTTGTCGGCGATGAGCCTGCCGCTGAGTAAACCGTCTCACCTCCTCTGAACCCCCGGGCGCCCCGCGCGCCCTCCTCCCCGGACCACCCCCATGCAGAACTACGCCTACGACCGCGTTAACACGCTGGCCGCGCACGAGGCTGCGCGCCAAGAAATCGCACGCAAGATGGAGGAGTTCGAAGCCGAGCACGGGCCCATCGAAACGCTGCCGATCCTCAAGCACGACAAGCGCGTCCCCTTCCGGCTGACCTGTCCCGAGAAGAAACAGGCGCTGAGCGAGACCCAGGCCAAGACTCGCTCTCGGTCCCGCAACAACAGCCGTAACGCCCAGATACGCGCAACCAATCGCGAGCGCGTCCTCGCCCTTGCCGGCTGCACCTTGGGTGCCCGGGCCATCGCTGAGCGGACTGGAATCTCGGTGACGACGGTGCGCTCGATCCTGAAAGAAGCCGCAACGAGCCAATGACCCGCCCCATCTACTGCCGCACCACCGGCCAGCTTATAGGCGAATGCACCTGCCTACGGTGCCAGCCACCCAAACAAGGAGGTAACCATGGAAAAGCCAATCCACCCAGCGGTAGCTGAGCATGTGATGGAGGAGAACGAGAGGCTGCGCGGGTTGTTGCGCGAAGTGATCGCGTGCCAAGCGGCGCATTATGGAGATGGAACTGGTCTGCACCTCGCCATGATAACGCTGGCCGATCGGCTTAAAGGCGCCCTATCCCAGCAGGCAGAGCCAGCCCCGGTGCAGATATGCAGCATGGGCGTAGAGTGCGAAAAATACGGATGCCACGCGGCGGCTCATGGTGCGCCAGAGCGTTGCGGTATGCCAGAGCCAGCCCCGGCGCAGGATGAGCGGAGCCTCAGCCATGAAGACTGAACTGGAGTACTGCAAAGACCTCGCGGGGCGCGTTCGATACGAAGATGGCTCGCTCTACTGGGTAAGCACCTGCCAAAAGAGAAATGTCGGCAAGTTGGTCGGCCGGCCAGATCGTGACGGGTATATGCGAATCCATCCGTCTCGCGGGCGGATGATTGCCTGCCACCGGCTCGTCTACTTCATGTTCCACGGTGCGCTCCCTGAGTACGTCGACCATATAGACGGCAACCCCTCCAACAACCGCATCGAAAACCTGAGAGGGGCCTCGATCTGCCAGAACATGCAGAACTGCAAGTTACCGGTTACCAACACGACCGGCGCCAAGGGCATCTATTTCCACCCACAGTCGCGGAAGTGGCGAGCCAGCATACGGGTCAATAAGCGGCTGGCTCACCTTGGCACCTTCACCAGCATCTTTGATGCCGCCTGCGCAAGAAAGTCGGCTGAACTTTCATATTACGGAGAATTTGCCAGATGAACATTGACTTGGAGCGCGAGGCTTTCGAGGCGTGGGCGCGCGATCACCTACCAGGGAGCCAAGAACGATTCCCGAACGGGGTCTACCGTGATTGGAGCATCGAATGTGCCTGGCAAGGATACCAAGCCCGCCCAGCGCAGACCGAGCAGCAGCCTGTCACGCCCTGCGACCACCAATGGACGGACGATGGCCTGCATCTACTGGTCTGCACCTCTTGCGGGGCGCAGGAGGATCACAACCCAGACTGGAGAGACATGGCTACAGCGCCGCGAGACGGAACGATGGTCCAGTTGCTGGTCGAGTTCGACGAGAACGCCACCGAGGATACGGATGGGCCAGCTCCGACTATCGGCGCGAACAACTTCGATAATGATGGCGAAGATCGCTGGCAGTTCGCCGGGTGGTGCTGGTCACACGACCATTTCACGGAGGGGAAAGGCACGCCTGTGGGCTGGCTACCCATAGCCGCCCCCATCGCGCAGACCGCCCCGCAGCCGGAGCAGAGCGGATGGATCAACGCTGCCGAGCGCGTTCCGGCCGAGGATGACGGCGAGGTGCTGGCCCTTATGGATGACGGGACGTGCGAAATCGCATGGGCGTCCTACTGGCATGGCGCGCGCACCGACTTCGCGGGATGGACGTTCCGCGATCCGGACGAAGACCGAACCCCGACCCATTGGATGCCGCTACCTGCTGCGCCCGCCCTGGCCCAGCCTGCGAAGGAGACCCAGCAATGAGCAAGGTATTGGTTGATCGGGAGCTGCTGGAGCGGCTGCAAGAAAGGCTAGACCCGCATCGGGACGCCGCTGCGTGGGGCGCTCTATGTGACGCACTTCGCCGCGCCCAGCCCACAGAGGCGGAAGGGGCAGTGGCTCAGCTGCGCAGAGTGATTGACGAGCTGAAGGCCGGATTCGTCGTGTGCCAGCAGTGCGGCGACCAAGAGGACACCGCCACGCTGGACTGCGTACCGGAGCTGGAGGCTATCGCCGCCGCCCTGTCAGCCGTGACCGCCGAGCGGGATAGGTTGCAGCGCAACCTCGACTTTACGGATCAGTGGTATGCGGCGCGCTTCGAGCGGCTGGCTGATCTTGGCAAATCAGTAGGGTGCTGGGACGCCATGGCAGCGATCATCGCCAACGGGACTGCTGACCACTACGAGCCGCCGACCTACGCTCAGCAGCTGGCGAGTGCTAAGCACCGGGCAGACGAGTCCGAGCGCGAGCGTGACCAGCTCCGCGCCGAGGTCGAGGCGCTGCGGGCGTTTGGCAATGAGATGGTTTCTGCCGCCTTCTGGGGAGGATCGTTCGACGGCGGTGATATTCAGGACATCGCCGTCAAGCACGGCCTGCTGCGTGTCGAGCAGCGCGAAGCGGAATGCGGTGATGCCTGCGCGTGCAGCGAGTACGGGTTCCCGAGCGAGTGTTACCGCAAAACTGAACTGCTAGGCGTAGCCGCCCTGGCTGCGAAGGAGGGGTGAATGCGCGAAGCATCGAGGGAATACAACGCACTGCCAATTGATCAGCGCATGCTTCTGCGAAACCTGATGATGGAGAACGAGCTGCGGCTGATCGCTATGGAGCAGAAGCGGATCACCGCCGACTACCGGCGCGCCATCAAGGAGCACCGCGAGCGCGCAAAGCGGATCGAGCGCGAACTTGAAAAATCTACTGCGAAGGAGCCGTGCTTATGAAGCCAATCCCAATCTCTGCGGCTGAACTCATCGCCAAGGAGTACGGCTACGACCAAGTGATCATCGTGGCCCGAAAGGTCGGAGACGCACCTGAGCCGCACGGCGAACACGTCACCACCTATGGCGTCACCAAGGAGCACTGCGCCGTGGCGGCCCGTGCTGGCGACTTCCTGAAGCACAAGGTCATGGGCTGGGCCAGGGACGGGGAGAAATGAGTCGAATGATCAGGCTGAATGACGGCTGCTACGTGGCGGCCGATCAGATCGCAGAACTCAAGGTCAACAGCAGCTCGCAGACGGTCACCGTCCGGATGAAGGATGGCATCGGCCATTCGCATGCGCCTGACTACCGACAGGGCGTTTACGCAGCCATGGACGCTCTTGTTGACCAGATCAACGCAGCCCTTGCCAGCAAGCCGGCGGAATGATGCGCCACTGACCACCTGACCCCAAATCTGGCACTCACCCCTAACCCCACCCAAACACACAGCCTGCCGGCGAGAGTCGGCGGGGCGAGGAGCTATTGACATGACGAAAGAAGAACTGGCCGCACATCTGAACGGCATTGAATACCCAGCGCACCGCAGCATCAGCGGCCAGATCGTAGAGCAGGCAAAGGCTGCGGGGCTGGTCATCGTGTACGGCGAAAGCGATGACCTTATGGAGTTCGACGGCGCATTTGCCGATGAGGTTGGGTGCTATGACGGAGGCGAGGCATTAATCGACAAGGATGGAGTTCTGCCTGAATTTGAAAGTGCCTGCGAAGATGAGGATGAGTGCGCCAAGTACTTCGCCAGAAAGACAGGCGCAATGAAGGTGGAGGCGCTGTGGTGCGCCGAGCCCGGCTACAGCTGGACCTACAAAACCGACATCCCGCACGCGACGTTTGAGGTTGTAGAGGATGGCGAGCCTTACTGCCGCGGCATCGTGTTTTCGATTGCCGACCTCGCCTAGCCCCAATGCGGGAGGAGATAGAGATGACAGACAAGACCGATGCCGAGTTCGAAGGCTGGTGGATCAAGCAGCCGTTCAGCGAGTGTTTCGAGGACGTGAAGGACCAGATGCGCAACGTGTGGGTGGCGTCGCGGGCTGAGCTGGTGATTGAGCTGGATGCCGCATACCGGACAGACGAAGACGGCTATTGGGTGCTCGGCAGAACGGAAGTGAAGCGAGCCATCGAAGCGGCCGGCGCGAAGTGGAGGGAGTGAGAGATGGGCGCACGAGAAAAACCGCAACCGGTTGAAGGCCAGCAGGTGGACAAGGTGTATGAAAGGAAGTTGGCCGAGCTGATCGGCACGACGCCGAAGGCCTTGGAGCGTAAGCGTCAGCGCGGTGTATTGCCGCCTGGCGTATGGGAGAAGATTGACGGCTGCATCATGTACAGCCTGGAGAGGTACAACGAATGGGCAGAAAGTCAGTGGGGCTCCCCCAGGGCGTCGAGATCGCCGGCAGCTCCGTCCGCATCCGCTTCACATGGAAGAAAGAGCGACGTTGCGAAACGCTCCCCTATCCTCAGACGCCCAAGGGATTTGCAGCAGCCGCAGGTCTACGAGCTCAGGTAACGCAGCTGATCAAGCTCGGCATGCTCACGGATGACAAGTATGCCGAGCTCTTCCCGAACTCCCGCTACACCCTCGCCCGCATCACGCCGACCTTCGGCAACTTCGCCCAGACCTGGCTCGACAGCAAGCAGATCGGATTCCACACCCGGCGCAACTACCTGCGCGTGCTCAACAAGTACTGGATGCCGCATTGGGCCACTCGCCGGCTGGATGAAATTCTGCCATCGGATGCGCGCTTGCTGATGAGCCGGCTGGGCTGGAACTCCATCACCGACCGCAACGCTGCGGTCCAAGCGGCCAAGGCCATCTTCGCCGCCGGGGTGCTGGACGGCATCATCGCGGAGAACCCAATGCGCTCGGTTGAGCGGGCTCGAGCTCCAGAGCGAGACATCGACCCGTTCACTCCGGTCGAGCGTGACGCGATACTGGCCGATCTCTACGCGCACCAGACCGGCGCTAGGCTGACCTATGCGTCGTTCTTCAAGCTGGCCTTCTTCACCGGCATGCGGACTGGAGAACAGCTGTCACTGCGCTGGGCTGACGTTGACCTGCCTGGCCGATCGATTCGCGTGCGCGCCACCCTGGAGAAGGGCGAGGTGCGCGAGAACACCAAGACCAAGCGCGTACGCAAGGTGCTACTGGTCGATCAGGCCGTCGAGGCGCTGCAGGAAATGCAGAGACTGACCCAGGGCGGAGAGTTTGTCTTCGCGCCAACCAGCGGCAAGAATGGGCACATCACCAACGTTGTGAGCACGGCCTATCATCTCAAGCAGAGCATGAAGCGGCTGGGCATTCGTCCTCGTCGGCAGTACGATACCCGGCATACCTACGCGACGGTCTGCCTGTCCGCAGGGATGGCGCCGGCCTTCATCGCGCAGCAGCTTGGCAACAGCATCCAGACATTGCTGAAGCATTACGCCAAGTGGATCAGTTCAAGCGCGGACTGGGCCGAACTGGACAAGCTAAAAACCCCGAATCGGTACGAAATTGGTACGGCGTCAGCAAGCGAAGCGAATGAGCCCGCGCAACAGTAG